TTAACGTCTGCCGTTAGTGCGCTGATTGTCCCGGAGAACATCAATTGCGGTCTTCATCGCGGTTTTGTCATCCCTTCTTTTTTGTTTGTCCTGCATCACCTGCAGGTACTCAAGCAACGTCCGGGTGTTAATGGGGCGCCCCTGTTTGCCGACGGCCAGCACGGCTTCACCAAGGATAATTTTCACTGGCGGCAATTGCGCCGGGTACCAGTCGAGGATGTCTTCTGATTTCATTATAAATTTCTCACGGAAGGGTATTATATCACAAATCACCTAGGTGGTCTGCGGGTCTGACTTGCTGATTTAGTAATAAATCCACATAACATTATCTAAATAATCTTGTTTAAAGGCGTATAATGAATATTACATTCCATAGAGTATCAATTTATGTCTTATACAAATGGACTCAGGCATTTTAAAGAAAGACCCGTTCACGTGGCTTGCCCGGTATGTGCCCACCGGGCCGATCAGAAAGCAGGTAAATTACGGAAAAATGCGGTTCTGGAGTGCCCTGCCTGTGGGCTATTATTCAGACCATCAGAATGTTGGTGTATTGGTGGCTGATCAGCACTTTCGCATTTGAACAATACAGAGTACTAAAACAGCTTATCACTGAGATGAAGGAAGGTTTATGAAAAGCAGGAAAGATGTTTTTATTGAAGGGGATATCATTGCCAGCCGTGTTCTTGGAGACGTAAACCAACCTTTCTGCATCCATAGAGTCAGGTTCAGCAATGATAAATATGCGATTATTCGGGCAGCAACGGGGTTATGCTTCCATACCGGGGGAGTAATTGAACGGCATGATAATGCATGGTTTTACAACCAAGTTAAAATTCGTTTGTTCGGCTTTGAATACCTTGGTGAAAAGGAGTCCATCAGACAATTCTTTGAAAACTCTTGACACATAACCTTCAAACCGAAGATTATTCCCTGGAAATGTGTTATTAAAATTTTAAATTCATTGGTTTATCTTTCTAAATTTAGATGTGCGAGCATTATAAAAATTGTCGTGTAACGTCACATCTTAATTCATCCAATCATCCTCTTAAATAATTACATTTCAATTCATTACAAAAACATATGACATTTCAGTTAAACACCTGTCTGTTCATCAATCTATAGCAACCGGGCCAAGATATAATCATGTCCTTTTGCTTGAAATACGGTTCTCAGGTGAGCATCCTTACCCCGCAGGGAAATATTTGTAAATGGTCTTCACACCTACCCCGATCAGGTCGGCCACCTGCTGCCGGGTCGCGCCGTTATCCAGCATTCGTCGCGCCTGCTCGACAACCTCCGGAGTCATCACCCGCCGGCGGCCGCCGACTCTCCCCTGCTCCCTGGCCGCGGCTAAACCTGCGCGAGTCCTCTCCACTATCAATTCGCGCTCCATTTCCGCCAGGGCGCTCATTACGTGAAAGAAAAATCGGCCGGCGGCCGTACTGGTATCAATACTATCGGTCAGGCTTCGGAAATTAACCCCGCGCGCCTGCAGCTCCGATACCAGCGTGATCAGGTCACGCACGCTGCGCCCCAGCCGATCCAGTTTCCAAACCACCAGCACATCCCCCGGACGGAGCCGCCGCAGCACGCGCTTTAATCCCGGTCTCCTGGCGTTCTTTCCGCTCGCCGTATCCTCGTAAATCAGCTCACATTCTGCGCGAATCAGCGCATTTTTCTGTAAATCGAGGTTTTGATCCCCCGTGGACACCCGCGCATAACCAATCAGCATTTTGTAACCCATTGAAATAGCTGATTGTAAAAAGCTCCTGCCTTTCGCACAAACCCTCGTTTGCGCGAACGCTATTTTTTGGAGCAAAACATGGCCTTTACTCCCCCGCTCGGGAACACCTCGCCGGAGGTCCTGCTCGATAATGCGAAGCGCATGGATAAACTGATGAACGGGCCTCCGGCCACCGTTCCCGACCGCGCCGGAGAGCCTTTGGACTCCTGGCGACTTCAGCAACAAAAAATGGATAGCGCGCTCGATAACTTTCAGGAGAACGGCGGCGCCCTGGGGTTTGGTTCCCTCGATGAGTTGCTGGCTTATACCCCGGAAAAACCCAACATAATTGCAGTAGATACCAGTACCGGCGAGCAATATCTCTGGACAGGCACAGAATGGATTTCTTCTGAATACCAGGTGAATGAGCAGATCAAAAGCCTGAATCAAATCGTAGAAAAAAGTGAAAGCACGGCGTTCTTCCATCGCTGGAAAGATCGTATCGGCACCATTATTGCCGGGTGGAAAAATGATGATGCTGGCGGAGTGTATTTCCTGTCGAAGTTGCTAAGTTTTGGCCCTGATGGATTTTTTGGCGCGGGGATGAAGCTCTCCGCTGAGGAAATTTCCAATAACAATATTGCGTTCAAAAAGGGGATGGACGGGAAAATCAGAATTTTCGACAAACGCGGGGTAATGCTGGCGACCATTGAAAACGGAAAGATACAACTGGCCCGAATGGATATTGAGACACTGCTGCAGTTTGCGCTGAAAGCAGGTAATAACTCAATGACATTCAAAAAGGATGGTAAGGGATTCAGCATAGCGGACAAGCGCGGGGTGGTGTGTTTCCGGATTGATGAGCGGGGGTTTATTCACGGCAATTTTGTGAACAACAGCGGCAGTCCTGCACCGGTTCTGTCTGAGGAGCAAATTATTCTGCAACTGGAAACTTCAGCTTTTGCAAAACAGTCCAACCGCTTTAACAAGATTTATAGTTGCTCTCCAAAGTCCCGAAAAAAGATAAAAGTCATTGTTATTTACGGGCAGTCTTTCGCTGCGGGCGCGCAGAGCAATGCGGCACTGACAACGACGCCGTTATATGGAAACGTCATGCTTGGTCAGTCTCCTCGAGGCGCGTTCTTCTCAAACCCGCCAGTGGGAAGTGAAATCTATGGGCCGGTTGGCGGGGAGAATAAATTTTATCCTTTGCATGAAGTTTGTCAGGACGTGGACGGGACCATTATCCCGCAAAGTGGCTATGGCGAAACGATTTGCTCGACGGTCGGCAATGAGTTTAAGCGCCTGCATAACGAAGCAATGGGCGTCGACAACGATGAAAAAATGATTATGTGCGTAGGAAGTTGCGGGGTATCTGGCCGTTCTATCGCGCAACTGCAAAAAGGCGCAACGCCTGAGCTTTATAACAGGGTAGAAACCTTTCTTGCAGGCGTCGCGGAGGCCTGTGCAGCTGATGGCGTGGAGTTCGAGGTTATTGGGATCATTTACCTGCAGGGAGAAAATGATAATTCCGCCAGCACCACTTACTATGCCGCCCAGTCACAGACTATGCGGCAGAATCTTATCAATTCCTGTAAGGCTGCATCCGGGCAGAACTTCGATCCAATTTATTTGATTAACCAGATTGGTAACACCTATATCAACACAATGGGCGTACCACAGGCGCAGAATAGACTGCCGGAGCAAGCCGATAAAACCATTCTGGTTGGTTCGTATCAGGGACTGCCTAATCCCGGAGCACACCTTTGCTCTAACTCATATCGTAAGCTGGGGTGCCTGTTCGCGCGTGAACTCTGGCGCTATTACTCCGGAAATGGCGATTTCACTTTTCGCATACTGAAAGCCATTCACCGAGACGATTCGGTTTATCTTTCCCTGACGCCACGCGTTGCACCGCTAAAATTCTCTTCTGTGTATGACAAATGGAGTGAGGTACTACACGCGGATAAAGGCATCACGCTGACGGATGGATCGGGCACTTTTGGCCCGGCAGAGTTTTCTGTTGAGGTGGTTTCTGATCGTGTTCTACGCCTGAAGGCAAGCCGTAAATTAACGGGTGCTGTGACGGTCTATCTGGGAGATAAGAACCATAATGGCACGCACAACATATCTGATTCATCTAATGAAGTCGGTGGACTTAACTGGGTATACGGTATAACCGGCCAGTATTCTCAGGAAAATATTCCTGCACTGGTTAACAAACCATATGAGCTAAATAACTTTGCCGCTATCCAGCAAATCCAATCTGAGGAAATTTAATATGTCTCTTGATTTAGTCATGGGTGATTCTATTTTTGCATCGGGGATCGGTATAGACCTGCCCGTAACAAATGGTCTACGATCATTTGGGCTGGGTGGTGACCTTTTTGGTGTAAACCTCGTTGAAGATGGTACACAACCCAAAATTGTGGGGAATCCGGCCCGCATCGATGCTTATTCGACAATGCTGGGTCCAAATGGTTATCTGGACCTGAATATTAAGGAGTCCGAAAACTTTACCTGTTTTGCGATATTCAAATTGTGGAATTCAGGCGGCGGCGGAAATACACAACTCATAGGCACCTTTCAGAACTATGCAGCGGACGGTACAACAGCAGTCGTCGGGTCTGGTATTGTTTTTGAGGCGCCGGGTTATCGTGATGTAATCTGCTCCACTTACGACGGCGGCAGCGGCGCATCCACCGCGAATAACGTCGTTATTACCGATGTGACGGATTTACCCACGACAGAAGCCACAGCATCATGGCGCTGCCTTGTGGGATGTTATGACGGGCTGGGAGTTAATGGTACGCCACGGCAAAAGCGGATTATTGATAAGACCTCGGGTAAGTCAGGGGCGTCAACCATCGCTACCGGCGTCTTTCGGGATATGCGCGGAACGTCCAACGTTTTGGTAGGAAATACCGGGCCTCGGGTGGCTCAAACTAAGTCGCTGGCCTTCATGGGATATGCATATTACGACCGCCAGTTAACTAATGCCGAAATTACACTGATGTATAACCGATATAAGGATATTGGTTCAATTCAGGGGATTTCAATCTAAATATTATTGCGGCTATCAATAGTGATAGCCGCTACCGCTTGGCTAAACGAGATACTCGTGAGCTAACGTTACCGCCTGGGCGATCAAATCAGTAGCAACAGTTGTTTTACCGGTAAGATTTACCAGCATAGGACGACCTACTTTCATCCCGCCCCACGGACTGTGAATGGTTGCCGGATAGCTGCCGATACGTGGCAGGTTGGTAGGTGCTGGAATAACCCCATCCCACGCGCTGTTAGTCGCTGTAGCTACCAGCGTGTTATCAACATAAATGCGTGTAACAAGTGTTCCCACTGTGGTTTCCCCGTCAGCGTATACGGACACTACATGCACATTCCCATCTGTCAGTGTTGCAAGCTGGGCCGTCGCCGATACCGGTACTGACCCCATCAGTGCGCCCTGCACGGATGTCAGAACGCCGGCAGTGCTGACTATCCCCCAGATACCAAAATTAATACTGGCAGCAGCGGTATTATTGAGGCGGCCAAAAAACAGAGGGTACCGGTTTGCCGCAGGCGTGCCATAACCCGATGCAGGGAGTTTTACGGCGACACTGGCCAGCGCCCGTTTACAGCCAGCTGGTAACGAAAACTCATTCGTTGGTAGCAGCACATAATCATTGATGTTGGGTTCAGTGCCGTCGAACTTCAGCATACCGGTTTCCAGTACGCGGGCATTCGGCCCGTTGGTAGCGTTGGTCCCGCCATATACCAGATTCAGCAGATTCGCGTAGGCCGGAATTGGTGTGCCGCCGGAATAGCAAACATCATTGCTGAAATCGAGGAGTCCCAGCGTGGCGCCTCGAATAATGGCCGGGTCGTTTTCAAAATAGTTCCCGCCGCCAGCCAGAGGCGACTCGTCTGATTGTAGAAATCTCGCCATTCTTAATAGCCTCGTTTAGTTCTGAATTGATAGCCAAGGGCTGCATAAATGCCGTAGCCGGCTGTGTTGGGATGTCGGTCATCGCTTCGAAGCGATGAGGGCGTGATGTCCTCGCCGTAATCGGTCACGTCCTGGGCAATGCTGCTGTTATAGGCTGCGACAAGGGTTTCGCGCAGGTCCAGACCATTATTTCCCCGGACGTAATAGTTGGGATATTTCTGCGACCAGTAGTAGTTGATTTCTAAAATGCGCTGATAGCGGATACCACCGTAAAACTCGACGGGATAGTAGTTATCCGCCGTCAGACCGAACAGAAGGATGTTACGGCCGGATTTCTCGGCAAACGCTACCAGGGCATCCACGTTGGCTTTGATGGCTGCCACATCATCATCGTAATCGGCAGAGGTGGAAGCTCCAGCGCGAAAATCGTTAATACCGGCACAAATCCACATTTCCCGGTCCGAATAGTCCTGCATCGCGTAATCAGGCACGAACAGCGACCCAGGCAGGCAACGCACGCCGGTACCCTCCAGCGCCGTCAGCGTATACACCTCCGTTTTGGTGTTGTTGTTATCGCCGCTGGCTGTTCGGGTGATGCGGCATTTAACACCACAAATCCACCCGTCCAGGGTGCGCGTTGTATTGTCCGAATTGGTGCTGAGAATGCGTCGATCCTGGCTGGGGTTTGTCGGTGCGGCCGTTGAGCTGGCGCCGTTAAACTGCGTGATGGTAACAGCGCTGTTTGCCACCGGTATAGCATTGCCGGTGACAGTGATATAGGTCGGTACGGCCCCCATTCGCATCACAATCTGGGCGGATTTTTGACCGCCGATACCATAATTGTTGGCGGTGAAGCCATTGCCAATAAGTGTTGCTAATTGCGTGGGATACGGCGTACCGCCAGTGCCTGCGGTTTTACTGTCGCCTGGGGCGTCGGCAATGACTGCATGCGTAACACTGCCTGAGTTATCAATCAGCCACTGAATTTTTTCGTCAATATTCCCGCTAAGAAAGGTAACAAACGCCCCGTCAGATTTTCGGCTGCCGTACAGCAGTTCATCATTTTTCCCGACGGCCCCGGCGATATATCCTGAGCGCTGAAATTTATTCGTAATCTGATTTTCCGTGATGATGGAAAATACCTGAACAGGGGAATTATTGACGTTAGCGTAGAGCGCAGGGTTATTATCAGCGTCAACATAGACGAAACACATATCCAGTGCCGTTTTTGACATTGCCGTATTAATGTCGGTATAGACGCGCAGCGTGCCGATAACGTCCTCTAAAACAGTTCCATCAGCAATTTCCGTTTTCCCGTCGGATTTGCGCCCGCCGATTAGAACCGTTCCGTCAGCACCCAGAACCGCAGCATATAAACGACTCCGGCTTGAGGAAGGCAATCTGACGTCGATGTAGGCTTTGGACACCATACTGCGACCAGTCGCCTCCAGCGTACCTCCGTTGTTGATGAGTTCGTCCGCCAGCGAAGCATCGCCAGCATTTCGAGCCCACGTTACTGCACCAACTGGAATTTTCCCTTCATCTGCTGCGGCCTGTGCCTCTTCACGCGTCGTGAATGGCAGGCCCAGGATGGTAATGCTGTCCTGGGCTTCTTTAATCGTGGAGGCGTTCTTCTCCATCATCAGGCGCCAGGTATCCAGCGGCTCCCCGCCGCGGTCAGGCACCGTTTCCGCCGGCCCACTAATCAGCCGATCGGCCCGCTTAACGTTTTCCAGGAAAATATCGGGGTCTGTTGTCTGCCCCACGGGTGGAACATAGGCCATGTTTTTTGCTCCAAAAAATAGCGTTCGCGCAAACGAGGGTTTGTGCGAAAAGAGTTAATCGGGGGTTTTGTGGGGTATTAAGAGACGTCGCCGAAGTAGGTGGCGTTATCGTACTGATAGAAAATCTCGGAATATTGGCGAGCAGTTATCGCGCAGGTGCCGTCTGACGGCGATCCTATTTCGTCAAAAATAGCGTCGTAAAAACTGCGCGTGGAGCTACAGAAAATCAGTCTCGGTGGTTCGATGCACGGATCGTCCAGGAGGATATCGTCAAAGGCCGGCTGCCACGGAACTGTAAGCTCGTAATCCCCTACCCGCGTGGCCACCAGCAAAGCAGAGGCAGAACCATTCTGGTAACGTAAAATCGCCCGCGGGTTTTCAAACGACCAGTCGAGCGACTCTGTCACTAAAAAGGTGGTCTGTCCGCCATCGGTAGTCATATCGACGACAAGAGAGCTCACCGTTTTATTGCCAGGAATATCATCGGTGAGCAATATGCGATCGCCGAACTGATAAACGAGAGCATCAAGCTCCGTGCTGGTTGTGTGACCAAGTCGCTGATGCAGGTACTTCATCAGGCGACGCATGCCAATTCGATAAGCACGGTCCGGGTCCAAAACGCCGTCGAGCGTATATTTCTCTACTTTCATCGGTGTCGGGTTGTCCGGTGTCCGGCATTGCACCGTTTCCTCTGCCCACGAGGTGCCATTGATGTAAGTCACGTCAACACCATCGTAATCATCCGCCGACGGTGCAGAGAACGTGGTTTGCAACTCCTCCGTCATTTCATGAGGGCTGATAATACCGGACCAGTTTTTGATCCCTTCCCGGCCAACCGATGCCAGCCCGTCGCTAAGCAGAAAATATGATTTTCCCGCATTAGTGATTTTCTGCAGCATCTCGAGCGAAGAAATACTGTCTCCGGTGGCGTAATCAAAATACTCGCTGCCAGGCGTCCAGTAGGTTGATTCCAGCACATCGATCGCCTCGGCATCCATTGCCAGCCCCAGCGAATTCCCGACGTGATACAGCGCGCCGGAAATACTGCGGGCTGCGCCAGTTTCATAAATTCGCGTGCCAACTACACTGACGCGCCTGTCAGACTGTGCCGCCAGTACGCCGCCGGTTTCAACCGTGGCCGCCATCAGCATCACGCCAGCATAGGATGATGGCCGGGCCAGCAACCGCCCTCTCAGGGCGTGCCAGAACATCGAATCCCTGGCGTTATTCGAACCCTGCTCATTCCGCCGGCGGCAACGGACCTCAACGAGGCCAGGTGCTTCAAGGTCAAACCGTTCAGTGAACCCCAACCCGTTGACGTTCTGCAGGGCATAAACCCCCTGTTTGCTCGTCCATCCAGCCCCTGAACCATAAACCCGGTACTGAATTTCCCATTCGCAGTGTCGAATGCGCTTTTTGCCTTTGCTGTCGAAACCGCAGATACCTGACGGAAACGAGAAATTCACCTCGAATGCGTTAACGACTTCATTGTCAGGGCACGCTAAAAACGGTCCCATCCAGCTGTCGTTATCGCTGATCCCTGTTGCGCTGTAATCAATCATCGTGCGAGTTGAGAATCCCGGCCATGATGAATCAACAACACCGCCAACAAGACGGGTTACCGAAGCGGAGACGCCGTCTACCTCAATTATCTGGTATTCACCGCCCTGGTGCGCCAGTGACATTCGCTGTGTGCCCTCAGGGATGCCTGAGAACGCCTCACCCGAGGCACTGCCATACGCCAGCGTCACGTTAGCTGTTATCGCAGGACTGCCGCCGGTAGATGCCGTTCCAGCAGTGAATACCGGCGCACCACCAAAAACGGAAATCGGCAGTGCTGAGGACGTGATGCTTCCGCCATTCCACGGACTGGAAATTTCTACGATACGCACTACCCCGGCATCATCATGCGCAATCAAACCCGAGCCCGTCAGGCCGCCGTTAATCGCAACCAGCATGTCTGGCATCGTGCCATAGTTTGCTACCAGCGAGATGGTATAAGTGATTCCCTGCCAGTGAAGATCGAACGTCTCCCCGCTCACAGAAAAATCATACGTGGTCGGCGCAGCGTTTCCCCGTAAACTTGCCGCCGTTCCACCAACACCAGGGACCGCATTTTGATGGGGCGTGTACGCTGCGATAAACAGATCGTAATCAGCACCATTGATAGCCAAAGTAACCGGCATGCCGGAATACGGTTCAAGTTCGGCTAACGTATCGCTGGCGATAACGCTATAACCCGAAGATGTCGAAACCAGATAATTAGCCGGGGCGTTGAGGGTCACTATCGCCCCAGGAACCCATGAATCCGGAAGCGTGTTTATTTCAGGGAGAGTCCCTATGCCTCCACCTGACGGTGGATTGTCGTCGATCAGGCCGCTGAACGACACCAGGGGCCCTGATACAGTCATGCTGTCAGCGTCAATGTCAGACGAGTCAGGCGACGTTTGGGCCAGATCTAGCCCGCTACCGCTGGACGTGCCGCCAACTTCGGTGGAGTTAAACCAGTTTTCGCTACGATGATCGCCGGATACGTCCGCACCAGGCGAGAAAACGTTATAGGAAAATTTGGCGCCAAGCGAGGTTGCAGGGCTCGACCCAACGCGAATATCGCCGTTTGTAAAGGCGATATTACCCACCCCCAGGCAAACCAACATTTCAACGATCATGCGAGTCGGGTCATTTGGGTCAAAGCGTGTAACCGGCTGCACCACGTAATCTGGGTAAATGCGATAGCGGCCAAACAGCTCGCGGATCGCATCGCCAAGTTTTGCGGTATTTGCTTTTGCCGGGTTTAAATCGAGTCCAAGGCCATTTGTAGATGAATAACCGCCCCCTTTATCCATCGTGGACATCATGTAGATTGAATAGGCCGCTGAAGCGACCGCAACAGCGATGGCGGCCCAGGCGGCTATTTCAAGACCAGTACCGTAGGGGACGGGGAACATTTTAATGTCGCTTTCTGGCTTTAACAGGCACAAGGGCCACTCATTTAGAGGCAGAGGCTTACCATTTAATTCAACGGCAATCGGATGTTTGGTTGCCTCCGCGTAGTCCTTGACGTTTTTCAACATCCAGTCGTGCAAAGTCAGCGTACCATGCTCGTGTTTCTCCAGCGGCTCACCCGGCAGCCGGGAAGGAAAAATGCGGATCGTCATCGCCAGAACTCCACCTTGATAAACCGGCGCTTAAAACGCCATACGGGTATAAACGTTACGTTTGAACCGGGATTGCATTCGGCGACCTGCAGCTGATTGTCCAGCATCACCACAACGCCTACGTGGGTCACGATGGAGCCTGAGTAACAAGCCACCCCGGCACCCTCGCAAGGTTCACAGCGCTCGAGGCGAAGCATCAGTTTTCTCGCCTCGCGGTCGAGGCCACCACCATCTTTCGTCACACCGGAAAAATCTGGCCATTCGGGTAATCCGAGATCCTGCCGGATATCATTCACGATGCCAAAGCAGTCGAGCTGCGGGTACACTCTGCCGCCCTTCAGCCAGGTGACTGAACGGTATTTGTCAGGGTTGAACATTGAGGGACCTCAACTCATGTAGCGTAAACCGGGGAATTCATTCAGTGTGTAGCGGAAACGGGGCCAGGCGGTATCGAGCACATTCATGTAGCCGGCGGTGATTTGCGCCTGTATTGCCGTCCAGGAGCCCGATTTGATCGCCAGGGTGTATGGCACAGTCGCCGGCGCACTCAGGTCAGTGGAAACATACTGCCGATATGTCAGCGAGCCGATTTCAAGATTTGCGAGGGCTTTGCGAATAGCAGTACTCACCTCGCCATCGATATTACTGATAGCAAACTGCAAATCCTGGGTGCCGTCACTATTTCTAGCTGGTAGGGCGATATCAATGCCCGCAGCAGAAAAGGTAAGCACATCACCATTTTCAACCGTTGCTGTTATATCCTCATAACCCTTACAGAAAAAATAGACTGTAGAACCAATATTAATTTGCAGGGTTTCAATGATGACCTCAGAGCCACTACTGGCATAAAGCCGATTAAGAATCGTCATGTTTAGGCCACTCCCTATTAAGCGCGATATCGAGTAACGAGCTGCCAATAATCCACTCAGGGTAATTCCCCCACGGAGCCGGAATAAGAGGTCGTTCCCACAGCTCCAGCGTCGCTGAATACCGCCAGGAAAGCGGGGGCACCAGCACTGGCCCCTGATAGATATCAGTAAATCGACATTTGTAAAATTTAACCCCTGCTGGAGTTTGCAGTTTCATCATGAACCAGGCAGCGCCATCGGAAAGCGTATCCCGGAACCAGGATTCAAATGCCAGCCCCTGAGCATCAGTCTCCATGAACCAGGCAATGGTTGCCTGGGTTGGCGTTGATGTGTAAGCCCGTCGCTGGCGAGCACGTCCAGTGCTCATATCAGTTCGCTTTAACGGGCTGACTGGCTGAAAACCGTAACCATCCTGAAGCGGCATAGGGAGAGAATCGTGGGGGTAGTAGATATCAGCCATCAACCTATCCCCCTTCCCGGATATTTACTCCGCATCGCGTTACCAACCTTCCCATCCCCCTTCCACACTTGTGCAGCAACCCGGTCAATCGCTTCTGTAGTCGCACGCTTCTGCGTTTGAGCCATAGAGAGAGCCATCTGATCCGGTGTTACACCAGGCGGTGTATGGAAATGCTGCTCAATTGGTGCATTGATTGTGGTTTTCCTGCTGTTGTCGCTGTTTACGTTCTGCACTCCTGTTCCAAACCCTGAACGACCCAGCGTTGCATCAAGCGGTTGCCCGTTTCGCAGCGCTTCAAGGTTTGCAACCCCGATGCGGTTCGTGGATGCCTGATCAAAGATATATTCCCCCTTATGGACGACACCAGCAGGCTGATATTTACCACCGGGACCGGTATAGCCACCGGCAGCAAAGCCTGTATCGGCAACGGCTTTAATATTGGAAACAATGCTTGCGGTTTCCATTGCCACCGATGCCATTGCTATCAGGTTTGATGGGAAAGGCATATTTGCAGCCTGTGCAATACCAGCGTTAATAGACACTACAGATTGTGCAATGGCATAAGCTTTACTGGCCGCGAATGCAGCTTTGTATATTCCTGATTGCTCACCAAAACCATTAGCCAGAATACTCAACCCGCCAGCACCACCTTCCCTTTGGCAACTTTCGACTTCCAGCCAATGACCTGCCGGGGGTTAAGCATCGTGGCGTATGGGCGGGAGCCTGCTGCTTTTTCGTCGGCCTTTGTTTTTACTGCCTCCGGGTCAACCTTCGGGAAATCCACCAGCGCATGCACCAGACCATACTGGAATCCGATACTGAAAAATTGCTGTGCCCAGACATCGATCCGGTTTCCTTCCATATCAATATCAGGCGCCAACTCCTGTATTGTTTCAGGCGTGTCTTCACTCAGAACCGTGGGCTCAGCAAATACCCGCCCAATATTCTGTTTAATGGCTTCTTCATAGGCAGGGAGCAAGGTTGCAACCGCTAATCGTTCTTTGTAGCTGTCAGGGTCTTCGTTAGGCCACTTAGGGAGATACGTCGTACCCTGGCGACGCATTTCGAGCGTGCCGCCCATCAACGCATCGTTGATATCCCACGCCTCTATCATGTCGTTGTAATCGAGATTGGGTGTTGAAATATCTGGCATGGTATTACATCCGCAGTTTAGTGACTTTGCCGGTTGGTTTGACGATCGGGAACTGTTTCACGATGAAGTAGCCGCCGGCATCGTTGGGGTGATCGTTATCGGCTTTTTTATCTGGCTCGCCGTTTTCACCCCATACCTGCTGCTCAAGCGATTCCGTATAGACCGGACACCGCTTCACATTTACTTTGTAGCGACGCTCGCCTTTGCCGTTACAGAACATGGCATTCATCGAATTGATACGGTCTTTTACCGGCGGGTTTGAATTGTTCACGATCACGTTGAAACCAGCCTGCTTAAGCTGGGCGATATCCGTAGTGCTGGCATGAGCTGATTTTCGGGAATCGCCAGAAGCGTCTGGGTAAATGTAGATTTCCCGCACCTTTCGATAGTCATGGCCGTCATACAGCCAGAACCGCTCTTTGATGATGCGAATGATGTCCGGGGTGTCGTAAGCCTTGATGATTTCCGTTACGGCACAGGGAAGCCCGAGGCGGAGAACGTGAACAATCCCGGCCATTTTCCCCACGTTGAAATCCATACCGATATAAAGCGGCTCACCCGGCTGCTCTTCTTCTTTGCAGTTATTCAGCTTGCGGTCGAACTGGTGGTAAATCGTCCCGCTGGTCAGGTTGGTAAACTGGCCGCGCAGGTACGCTTTAATCAACTCAGGCGGATAACTCGCCAGAAGAGAAGGAATATAGTCATCTGGCAGGTTTTTTTCGTTATCGAATGTTGAAGCCTGCACCAGGCCATACAGAGTTGCGAGTTCCGGGTCTTCGCGGATCGCTTTGACGAACTGTTGATAGACGAACTTAAATCCTTCAGGCGTCGTGGTGACATCTATCCCGTTCCGTAATCCGGCTATGTTATAGCGCATACGGGCAATGATTTTCCGCCAGGCTAACTCTGCCTTTTTGGCGGGCATCACGTCCAGTTCATCAATCAGCGCATTACCGATTTTAAAACCAACGATGGTGTGCGGCTTCTCCATTGAACGGCAGATTGTCGTTCCGCGATACTGACGCCCAGCGTAGAAATGAACCTCTTTATTACCTTCGTTGATTTTGACATTCAGGCCCCAGTCAAAGGCCACCTCTTCAACCGTGGGATAAAATATGTCGCGGATCTGGGGATACGTTGGTGCAAAATAGCCCTGGTTGATTTTAGGGTGCTCCCACATCCCCCTACATATGGAACTGCATCCCACCCAGGTTTTCCCGCTACCGAACCCACTGACAAATGCTCTGAATTTTCTCTGCATCGCGAGAAAGCGGGCCTGAGGGATGTTAAGCGTCGGTGCTATCGCCATCCTCTTCCCTCACTCTTGCATCCACGACGTTGATATTGATCGCTACCGGCGTTGGTTCGTCATCTTCAGGATCAGCTGCGAGCTCTTTCCGTAATTTTTCGACCTCCAGCTGTCGGCGCTCGATTTCAATCTGCTGCAGGCGCTGAGCAAATTCACTGTCAGCCAGGCCGAGGCGTTTAGCGACAGCCTCAAACATCCGTTCACGGCTGATTGAGGTTATTTCGATACCGGCCTTACCAACCTTTACGCCGGAATAGGACATAGCAGCAGCGCCTTCTAATTTATCGGTGCTCTGCATAACAACCCGACCAATTCCCTCGCCATTGCAGCGCGGGCACTCAGGGTTAGGATCACGCGTATGGTTGTAGCCGTAGCCGCCATCATCTCGCGGGGCTACTCTTTTCTTCACTTTGGCTTCCTCGCCAGCCTCATCAAACTCAACAGCATCACGCCATTGATACTGGTGGCCGAAACCCCAACAGTAACGACAACTCCCGCGGCGATATTGTGAAAGCTGATTGGCATCGAAGGTGGCAAGCTGCCACATCTGTTCGAGCACTTCATCCGCGCTGCCGAGCGTGCGCACAATGGACGCTTTTTGCTGCAGTGCAATGGCCTGCGCAACGTTAGGATTCGTTAGGAGCTGTCGCCCGTAGTTTGGGTCGCTATAGCCAGCTCGCTCTGCGGCTGCCGTGGCGTTGTTGTCTTTCAGATATTCAGCAATGAAGCGCTTTACCTTCGGACTTAGCCTGGCTTCTACCAACTCTTCTGCGCAGTTTTCCTTTTGCGCAGTGCGCAATTTCTTCTGCGCAGGTTTTTGCGCAGTTTGCGCAGAAGGTTTTTTGATATATCGACGGGCGGTAGCGTAGTTCAGTCCCTGCGCTTCACACCAATCCTTCGGTGATACGCCGGTTGCGGCATGATCGGACAGGAACCGTTGCTGAAGCTCGCCCCAGTCCGGTTTTGCCATGAGTTAATCCTGTTTTATGTAAGGTAGAAACTCCTGCAGGATCCGCTGTACCAGATAGCAGTATGTTTCGTTCATCTCGTCGTTTGGTGTTGGGACGCCGACATGGTTACAGATATCAAATGCGATATGGCAAACCTCGTGCGCCAGCACGCTAGGCTCATGAAGGAACACGGCGATAATAAGCAGCGGGATCTTTCTTCCCTTTCGGTGGTCATATGCAAATCCATCGTATCCGGTTGTATCAAACTCAAGCCCAAGACGTGAAAGGTAGTCATCAGCCTCATCCCTGCTCCGCAGAAGAACGACCTTTGCATTGTTAAACAGGGGGACGCGGTATTCTGGCGGTTTAGGCCATTTCTTTTTCGCCATATCAGAATTTCCTGCGGTTAAGTGCGCTTCACTCCCGTGGCAACTATCAATATAGTCTCTGCATTATCAAGCCTTCGCAGTGGAAAGCTTTGTAAAACAGACGGAGATTCTTCTACCACGGCTCCCGTGGGCCGCTATGATGGCAAACCGCAATGTCCTGCGTAAACCCTGGTATTTATCGTTATTGATTATCACCATGCACTCACGCAGAGGAGTGCCCCGTCGGGCTGCGGTCATGGTTAATGTGGGGATACTGCGACGATACGGCGCGTGATGTAGCATTATCGAAGCCACTCTGTGGAATGGCTCTTGTAATGCCAATAAAAAAGGCCGCCTAAGCGACCTTTATTGCGTTTACATCAGCTTTATTTTTACTTCGTATCCATCAAGCCCATTCATTGTCTCAAGTGGAAAAAACTCGATTTCTGAAACCTCTTTACCAGTTTTCTTCCTGATTTCAGTGATCTTTTTCTTAATGAGTGCCGAGATTTCGTCTTCGGCTTTACGTTCAAATTCTTCACTTTTCATTGAAACACTCCTTAAGTGACCCCAACCGATTATAAATAATAGATTATCTCCCCTGACAATGCTTAGGAATCATCATGCTAGCCAGGTATGTTGCCTTCCGTACCTGCTTAGAAGGAGGTACTAGCGGACTTCAGTCATAGTTTATGTGAAATTTAAAAACGATACTGTGCATAGGTCCATGATCGAAATTCTTCAGCCTCAGTGGCAAAGTGACCGTATTGCTGGATGAAAAATTCGATGCTTCGGCGACAGGGTTGATTAATAAATGAGCAGAGCATCAATTGCAGGAGTATACTGAATACCCATACATCAAGCAGGAAATATTTATGACTATATTTGATGACCTTAAGATGTACATGGACAAACAGGTTAAAGTGACTTGCCCTCACTGCTCTCACATTATGGAGCAAAGCTCCAGCAAAATGCGTAAAAACGTCACCTGCATTTGCCCAAAATGTGGATACTTTTTCCTTCCGGAGGAAGGGTAAAAGACGTTATAAAATTTCCATTGTTGCTTCTCAGACCTTACCGCTTAGGACTCATTGCAGCAAATACAGAAACATACAGTATGACTTCTTGCGAGAAGATGGAATATCTGTTCACTCTGACATGTATTATTACCTCAGGCATGAGTTTTAAAAAAGATTACAAGCCTGCACTTTATACGAGTCATTTCTGGTTCATCTATCTACTATTGGCTGACTCGTATGAAAAAAACGAATGATAATTTCCCTTGGTTGTTATGTTTGACTTGCACCTCACGGAGGTGCTTTTTTTCGGCCGTAAAATACAAACGAATAACAACTAAAAACATTGAATTATTTACAGGCACTTAGGGAACCACACTTGCAAAAATTTTGCAAAATAAGATACATAAAATCATATCAATCAACTGTTATTAGCGCATTTAAATATATAAACACACATCACACTAGATTATGCACAACTCTTTTATTTAACTACTACAATTAAATAACACGCTAGATACCGGAGAATAAAATCATGTTCAATAAAAATCATAGAAAAGACAGAGAATTACCAGGTGAGTTAGAGGAAAATTATTCTGAGGTTTTAGAACCACCTGAGAATCAGTTTACAGATGCCGCAAAAACATCTGCTTCACGAGCAAACCATGCAATGCGCAATAGCGCAAAAAATGTCAAAGACAGTATAGAATCCAATCCATTCAAATGTGTAGCCGTCGTCGCAGTTACTGCTTTAATAATCGGTTTTTTCCTAGGTCGGAAATAGTTTAAAACTAGTTAGTCTTAGACCTAACCAGCACGTGACTGCCCACCACGTTGCGTTGCTGGATATACATTTGCGATATTATTGTGTCAATGTTCACCGTACCCTTCGATAGTTCACCTTCACTGGTTTGTAGTGTGCTTGTACTTCCGCCTTCTAGTGACATTTTGACGATAGGACCTGCAACCGAGCAACCAACAATAACCCCTCTACCAGCATGTTTTCATATAGCAGGCCAATGCTGCATTTATGGCCGGCAAGGGGTTTATTTGGCAGTGTAACTAACTAACGAAAGCACAGATCTGTCGCAATGTGGTCAGCACAATATCCAACATGTGCCTGGAGTAAAAATCTGATGTTTCAGAGCTAAAACCTATAGATGATCACGTCCATAAGACGTGGAACGCCCTGAGGCGGTTAGTTTCAGTAAGACGACTGTTACCTGTGAATGATAAACAGTGATTTGCATTTCGGGCAGAGTAACGTCTTTTCCTGGCGTACCTTTGTTGTCGGGTGATTGGAGCTATGTCCGCAAATAGGACAAGTTACTGTTGCCTTGGTCGCAGTATCGATACGTTTTAATGCGTAATCGAAAAATGACATTAGGATTAACCTTTCAATGAATGGGTCTTACCATACCACGAGAAGCTCATTTTTTAATCAACTATTTAAGTTATATTTACTCCCCTGGCTGCTCAATATTAAACAGCCCAGTGAGTTCAATGCACATTAAAAAGCTCCGCTATTGCGAGGCTCGTTGTTTCTCTGCGTCCCTGATATCAGCCTTATCCCGGTTGCACTGGCCCAGCGCCGAAAGCAGGCTGACGTTCAAATCCAGGCTTTGTCCCCACGTCAGATTGTCAGGGATATCCGGTTGCGGGGTGTCAGCCGTCAGGCTGGACGGTAAGGGAACCACTGGCACCTTGACGTAAACCGTTCGCGTATTGTTGCAGCCGCTTAACTGCGCCAGCAGGCACAGAGCGATTAGTGCAATCATCATTCGCAACAGCAACCCGGATATCTGCCGAGGCTCGCCGATGATGTCAACTTTCTGCGCTTCGTTGCTATGCCGACTGCGCCAGAACTGGAAAGCATCAGCCTGGGTGAAACCGATCTGGGCGGTACCGTTGGCCACCTTATCGAGATTGTCCAGCGACCCTTTGCTGGGGATTACCGTCGAACTGTAGCCGTATTCACTCATTGCGCTGGCGAGGTTCACGCCGTACACCGCGTTGTAGGTCAAACCCTGCTGGCCGGTAGTGATGACGATATCCGCAGCTGCCGCAACATTACTCAGGCACAGCGAAGCGACCGCGATGGCGGCCATGATTAACTTTTTCATGTGACTATCCTTTTGAGGTGAGCCTTCGCCCGGAGTGGTCGCCCTGCAGAACAGTCACACGACCATTCCAAAGGCTCACCCCGAAAAGCTCTGCAGGTTTATGCGCCGGGCGGGACGCAGATATGAAAAAGGCCCGCTGATGCGAGCCCAGAAAAGCAAAAACCCCGCGGGTGGCAGGGTTTCGATGATTAGGCGGTGTGTCGAAGTGACCACTCCTAACAGATTACGATAGCTTTTGCGTACGCGTTAGCAATTTATTACAATTCTCTCGTACTGATTCTAACCTAAGGTCATTTATGAATTTCTCTAACTCTAAGAAATATGGACTGACAAAAAAATGTTTAGTCAGGGGTTTCAAAGTAAACACAACATCCACTGATATTCTCTTTGACCAAATCGCAAAGTCTACAGCCTTTAAAGTCGACGCGGTTATCAAGATCAGTACAGAGAAACACCTCATGCTGAAGGCATTTGAAACTAGCAACAATCTCCACTATCTTCACCTAGCCCTTTACAATCCTAAAGCGCAAGTTTCAATCACCCCGCTAAAAAAAGCAGCAAGCGATCTGCTTGATGTAGAAAACCTCGATGACCTTCATGCATTCTTAATGATTAAGGACAATCGAATTGCATCATTAATGCAGATCTCAACTAATTGGTGCGAAGTTAAAATTGCAAAAATCCTTAAGGAATTTGGTATATCAGTAACTCCAACATCCATTTTGAAAAATAATGTCATCCAAAAAATCAAAGACGACAAATTAAAGGCTCTTCATCTTAACATTGACGTAGAAGAATCGGATTTCGTTAAGGCTCCAGGGTTGATAGAATCAATTTTTAATAAAGAGCCAAAAATCAGAGCTAAGGGAATATCTGGACACTTAACTATCGATGCCAAAGGAAACGCCGAATTAGCTCAATCCATAGAAAATGATACCGCAAACTGGGTTAATGATCTTGATAGAGATTTTTACATTGAAACGAAAAAAGGTGATAAATTTTATAGCGATGATCTGAAGCTTACCAGAACATACTTCACAGTCCAATATGGTTCTAAGTCTATAAATGCTAAATATGCAAAAGAAATTCTAGAGGATTTTGTAACAAAAGAGCTATAATGATAGTAAATTAAATGGAGGCTAAGATGCTAAAAAACATAAACACAACAGGGCTGATTGTATCAGCACTAAACATCATAGCCTCATTAAGCTTCTCTGTTTTCTTAACGGGTAGCTTGACTAACAACACTGATGCTTTGAATCTTGTAGCTAACGTATTTTCAATTCTGTCTGGCTTTTTACTTTTAGTTATTACTATGTCCGGTGAAAACTCAACATTACTTAGCAACATGAGTGCGTTGGATGCTGCTAATCAAGAAAAAAGATTCTTAATGCGCTTTAACAAATACTATGCTCTCTTTTTACTTTACATACTTACATTGGCATTAATATTTATCTTTTATTTAATAACAAAAGATAAAACAAACACCTCAACAATATTAGAGAATATAAAATCCGTAATTGGACACTCAATTGCCTTCCTGACATGCTTCTCATTTATCCAGTCAACTTTCATTCCGCTTAAAATAAAAGAGCTATTTAAGGAGAAGAGAGAGTTTAATAAGAAGTAAGCTAAATCTTCAGCTTACTTCTCTTATGGTAGATTTTGGTTATGTATATCAAAGCATATGTAGTACGCCGTCAACAAACCCCATTGCCGTCTGCAATTCCTTCCGGATGGTACCATCAGAACACTTCCGCTTCTTCGCGATGGTTCTTAATGAGATGCCGATAACAAAATGAGCAATAATCAGCTCATGCTCTTCGGGTTTATACTTGTGCAATCGAGCAACACATCCGTCAATCATGATTCCTTCATCGTCGTCACACTGCAAGCGTGATTTTTTTCCATGAGGCAGTAGTCCTTTAAATCCAGCTGCAATTGGCTGCCAGGCAACGCCGTTACCGTCAGCTGCAGCCCACGCGCCCCAGCGGTCTAATACTTCGTACATATCACGCATTGTTTTGTACTCCTGTTTTATTCACGCTGTCGTTGATATGCATGCCCTGGGGGCTGAAGTGTTTGAGTGATGCTTCGAGTTTCATACTTTAAGTAGCCCCTCTTTTTTCCAGATAGCCAAAGTCCTAAACACACCTTCTGCATGCATCAGGCGCAATTCTTCGTGGGTGTAATCAGTGGTTTTCTTTCTGCCGTCGATCAGGTCATGACACGCGCTGCAGGCTATTGCCGCTTGGGTATCATCGGGTTTGCAGCCGGCACCACACGTTCCCGCCAGACGGTAATGCGCGAGAACACTGGTTTCCGGGCTGCCGTTGCAATAGCCGGGGATCCGAACGGTACATTCGCGGCCGCGAGCCGCTTTACGAAGGTTTGCCATCATCACCCCCACATCCGATTACGCCAGCGCGAATCCGGGCGCGGAGGGTTCTTGTCCTCCACCAGCTGCGCACTGACGGTCCAGGTGAGCAGGTCCTGATTGAGGCTGCGTTCAACCCTGACGCCCCGCTGGCGATATTTCGCCATTAATTCCTCGGCCTGCTGGGTCGTGCAGTCGTTATGGTGAAACCATGAATATTTCATCGGCATCACCCCGCGAAGCTCAGCAGCTGGTTTGCGGCGTTCTCAGCCTCAGCCGGTGACTGGAATTTACGGCGCAGAATGTAGTTCCACAGCACGTTCAGGACAGATTTGTAGACGCCGTTAAACTGGCTGTCGTCCATGCTGGCGAACGAGATAGATTTGGCGATCCGCCGGTAGCTGCCGTCTGGCATCATGTATTCGTCGTAAAAGCCGGCCTGAATAGTTGCCCACTCGCGGAAGGATTCGAAGTGCTTCAGCAACGCCATATCGCGAGAGCGTGCAAGACCGACCGTTGAGAGATACATCTCAGCGGCATTATGGAGCGCGTCACGCTGTAAGGAGTCGGATGACAGGAAGTCGATATATCCAGCGATAAGGGTTCGTTCAGTTGGCTCGATAAGCCCGCCGGTTGGCGTCCAGTAGTGATAACCAAGCGTCAGAAGCTTGAAGAATTTCTTGTGAAAGGCGTAATTGCGTGGCTTGCGGAACTCGCCGCAGAGCAATTGCCCAACGGGAATAAGTTGCAGGTATTCGCTGGTTCCCGGATCAACAGGAATCAGTACGTTCTGAAAGCTTTTCTCAAATTGCAGTATTTGCGCCATGGTTTCTCTCCGTGGCGCAGTAGGTTAACGGTTGTTCAGGCCGATGATTTCATATTATCAGATGGTGGGGTAACGCGGTAGCCTAGCCGTTCGGCAAACCGCATAAATCCATTGAGAGTAAATATCTCTTCATCAGGTAACAATGGCCGCATCGAAACAATGCCATTAGCCCGGTATATCAAATGTCTTCCAGCAGATGGGAAACTACAGATAATTTCTCCGTCAGATCGCCTTACGATATCGTACCAGGTATGATCATTGGGAACTTCAACACTATCACTCACACTACCCCCCTGAGCGACATTCAGACGCAAATATAAGTCTGGTAACAACCTCAAAGAGGAACGCGTATGCGACATTTTAAATGTCCATTACCAGTGAAACCCAATCAGTAAAACCAGTCGTCGGCGCTTTCCCACGTCTCTTGAAGGATCTCTTCAATGGTCTCTTTGTCTCCGTCAATACCGCCCAAAACACTCAAGCTATCAGCCCCAGCGCGGCGAATTGATAATTTGCAGCCCTCATACTTCTGGCTTAACCGCCGTAAAAGTTCCTCTTCCAGCGCAGGCTCCGCCCCATCAGGCAGGGGCTTCTTGCGGTCGATTGTGATTTCAACTCTCATAATAACCTCGGTATCGAAATACTGTACAAATAAACAGTACACCTATGGCGATAAATGTTCAATATCATAAGAGCACAAATTGTTAACTTTTCTATCAGTAGTTGCATAAAAAAACCCGCCGTAGCGGGTTGAATTGACAAGGTTTATTTTTTGTTACGGCCGGACGTATCGAAGTAGTACGCGTCACTGGCTCGTGGTATCTGGAGCCTTGATCCACATTTGTAGCGCACTCACATTCCGTAAAATGTAAGAGAGTAAAGTCCGCTCCTGGCACACAGCAGACAAACACGTGACGCTGTAGGTCTCCTGAGAGCGAAAAGCGGACGCCCGCAAAGCATTAACAGGCGTCCGATATTTTGAAGTGGGCAGATTACTTAACCCGTTTCCCCATTTCGTCAATGACTTTCTCGCCATCCTCTTTGGTAAACACTCCTTTCTGACCTTCCGGTAGAATATCCAACACTATTTCTGAAGGGCGGCACAGACGAGTGCCAAGCGGCGTAACGACTACCGGCCGATTAATCAGGATCGGGTGTTGAAGCATGAAATCAATCAACTGCTCATCACTAAATTTCTCTTCATCAAGACCCAACTGCTCATAGGGTTCGACGTTCTTACGCAGCAATGCACGTACTCCAATACCCATATCTGAAATCAGTTTGATAAGTTCATCACGAGTCGGGGGAGTATCGAGATAATAAATAATGGTTGGTTCGTTACCGCTGTTACGGATCATCTCCAGCGTGTTACGTGAGGTCCCACAGGCCGGATTGTGATAGATGGTAATGTTGCTCATATCTGTATCTCATTACAAAGTGACGGAGAGCCGTAACGCCAGCGCGGCCAGAGTGACAAACAGCACGGGCAGAGTCATGATTATGCCCGTGCGGAAGTAATACCCCCAGGTGATGGTCATGTTTTTCTGTGCCAACACATGAAGCCATAACAGGGTTGCCAGACTGCCTATCGGGGTGATTTTAGGACCTAAATCGCAGCCAATCACATTGGCATAAATCATCGCCTCTCTGGCTATGCCGGACGCAGTGCTCCCGTCTATAGACAATGCGCCAATGAGTACCGTCGGCATATTGTTCATCACAGACGCCAGGAACGCAGTCAGGAAGCCGGTACCGAACGTAGCAGCCCATAAACCTTTGTCTGCCAGCATATTGAGTACGGCTGAAAGAGACTCAGTCAGTCCAGCGTTACGCAGGCCGTAGACGACCAGATACATACCCAGCGAGAAAATCACTATCTGCCAGGGCGCACCGCGCAGCACTTTCCCGGTATTTATGGCATGACCACGCTTTGCTACCACGAAAAGCACCGCAGCCCCAACTGCTGCTATCGCACTTACAGGGATCCCCAGCGGCTCCAGAACAAAGAAACCGGTCAGCAAGAACAGTAAAACAACCCAGCCCGCCCTGAACGTCGCTGGATCTTTAATCGCGCTGGCAGGCGTTTTGAGCAGTGAAACGTCATATCTGGCCGGAATATCGCGGCGGAAGAAGAGATGGAGCATGGCCAGCGTTGCAGCGATGGCCGCAAGGTTCACAGGGACCATCACGGAGGCGTACTGCGTAAAGCCCAGATCGAAGAAATCCGCCGAGACAATATTCACCAGGTTGGAAACTATCAGCGGCAGGCTGGCGGTATCGGCAATAAATCCCGCAGCCATAACAAAGGCCAGCGTCGTCGCCTGGCTGAACCCCAGTGCGAGCAGCATTGCAATCACAATTGGCGTCAGTATCAGCGCGGCACCGTCGTTAGCAAACAGAGCAGCAACAGCTGCGCCAAGCAGTACTATCCAGGTAAACAGCAGGCGGCCGTGCCCGTTACCCCATCTGGAAACATGCAGCGCGGCCCATTCAAAGAAACCGGACTCATCGAGCAGCAGGCTGATGATGATCACCGCAATGAATGCCGCTGTTGCGTTCCAGACGATGTTCCAGACTACAGGGATATCATGAATGTGGATAACTCCCGTTCCCAGCGCCAACACTGCTCCGATACTTGCACTCCAACCGATGCTTAGACCTCTGGGCTGCCAGATGACCAGGACCAGCGTCAGTATAAATATACTCCCTGCCAAAATCATTTCAGGTTCCTTTGCATATGGTTATGTATATGTGATGAAAAATTCTCAGCATGATGTACAGGCTGATTTTGACAGCCATTCACCCACATCTTCTCTCATACATTGCCAGGTCGTCGTGATCGTCTCAGCCGCCCACGCTGGCATGTGGGGAGACAGACGGTAGTGAATCCATTTGCCTTCCCGGCGGTCAAGCACTAACTCTGCTTCACGCAGAATAGCCATATGGCGAGATATTTTGGGCTGTGACTCAGTAGTGACCGCACATATATCGCATACGCATAGTTCGCCGGACTCCCGGAGAAGCATGACAATGGCGAGACGTGTTTCATCCGACAGGATTTTAAAAAGCTGAACAGGCTGTAGCATTGATTACTCCGTTCCCTTCAGAATATACATATGGTAAACCATATGCATTAGCTTTGAAATCACCGTAATATCCCGGAGGAGAAATAATGGAACACTTTCCTGCACTGAACGCTGATTGTTTCGATAAAAAGATTGCTGAGCACCTACAGCTCAATGAATCTCCACGCATTCTGATTCTATATGGCTCGGTAAGAGAGCGTTCGTACAGTCGTTTTGCAGCAGAAGAGGCGGGTCGCCTGCTGACGGCGATGGGGGCGGAAGTCAGGCTGTTTAATCCTTCAGGTTTACCCCTGCCGGATGATGCTCCGGATACACACCCAAAAGTCATAGAGCTGCGCGGACTGGTCAGATGGTGTGATGGAATGGTGTGGAGCTCTCCTGAGCGGCATGGGGCAATGAGTGCGGTGATGAAGGCCCAGATCGACTGGATCCCGTTAAGCGAAGGCGCGGTCCGCCCTTCTCAAGGCAAAACTCTCGCTGTAATGCAGGTATGTGGCGGCTCGCAGTCTTTTAATGCGGTGAACCAGATGCGAATTCTTGGCCGCTGGATGAGGATGTTCACTATTCCTAACCAGTCTTCAGTCGCTAAAGCCTGGCAGGAATTCGATGAAAACGGGCGAATGAAACCTTCGTCCTGGTATGACCGCATTGTCGATGTCGCCGAGGAGTTATTTAAAATCACTCTCCTGTTCAAGGGGCAAAGCAGTTACCTTGCCGATCGCTACAGCGAACGAAAAGAGAGCCATCAGGAACTTTCGTCACGCGTCAATCAGGAGAAAATATAACGTTAGGTAGTTCAAAATGTCCGCTTATGGCACAAAGCTGCCTGTCAGCTGAGCTTAAGCTCTGTATCGTAAGAGCGCTAGCTCAGATCTGAGTTACAACACATAAATATTCACTAAAAGACTTCGGTTATTCTCTCATAATCATCTTTGCGACCACAGGCATATTCCCGTGAAGGATCCACTATTTCACCTCCTGCTGGGCGGCTGCGAGCACACTACGAACCGCGTCGAATGCTGGGGCTACAAATCCAACATCTTCGGTACAAACAGCGTCGAGGTTATTCAGCGTATCGCCCATGAATTCCATCGCGGCCAGTGATTTGAGCAGAGCGTCGCGGATAGAATCCGGAATTACCAGAGAGTTGCCTACCTGAAGCACGGCGGCGCGGCGAATATCAGTTTCCAGTTCCTTGGCCCAGTCCAGCCATTCATCAGGCAGCCCGCTTTTGCTGCTGGCTATGTGATTAGCGAGTTTGTATAAATCCTCGGTCTCTACCCGCGCTGGCTACGCGTGGCGGTAGAGCGCGACATCTGCTGGCTCTGAGTTCTGCTCGCCCCACAGATGCGCTGTATCTCTACCCTGGTTGATATAGCCTATGTTTCGCTCATCGGTATAGGCTAGTGGGTCCCTGTCCTGCTCAGCCTTGCGGCGTTCCTGTAGCTCGCGCATTGCTGACGCTATATCAGCGTAATCTGTTAAAACAGAGTCGTCGCAAACTTCTGCGCGAGCGAGAATTTCAGCGATACGTTTTTCAGTTAAGTTTCTAGTCATTTGTTGGCCTCTGGCTTATCGACATAATGACCGCCTTCCCGCTGCTCAGCTCCTTCAAAGACAAAGCGCCATTTACGTTGTTTGCTCATTTGCCTGCTCCTGAGCTCTTACGATAACTAAATCTGTTGAGATCAAAATCAATGGTTGCTCGTTGGTCTCGAAACAACCCGAGACGCCCATAGCGGACGACTTTTCCGGAACGCGCCGCAGCACGAAAATGTTTTTCTACGGAATCACGACACATATGAAGTTCGGCGCAGGCCTCTTTCACCGTCAGGCGGCCTCTCGCCAGAGTCAGTTCGATAATTTTCTGAACGCTCGCCTGCTGTTGTTCGCGCGATTTGTTAGCCATAATCTCCTCACTTCACAACGCGCAAATGGTGCACATTTTTGCGGTGACTATCCCAGTCGAAATTGACCCAGATACCGCTATCCATCTGGAGACGGTCGAGGATCCGCGCGCCGAGGGTTTCCACCAGCGATTCATAATTCAGGTTGGTCAGGACCCCTATCACCCCGCCCCGCCAAGGGATCGCCGCTGCAGGGCGCAATGAGGAACAACCAGAGGAGCAAACGAGTAGCTTCGACCTGGAAGTTATCGCCGAGGAATATCGCCAGCAAATCGAGGGGGCAAAAATTGCAGATGATGCTAAGTCCATCGGTTCGAAAATTGACGCAATGAAAAACGAGCTGGGCGCAAATCTCCATGTGGAACTGAAAAATAAGGCGATTGCCAGATATCACCAGATCAATGCTGACGAAAAAATAAAAGACCTGATCAACTCCCTACCGAAGCCAGGTTCTGACGAAGCGAAAGCAGCCTTCGAGGATGTCCAGAAAAAGCTGGAATACCTGAAGCCTCGACTTGGCGAAGATCTGTATCAGGGATACAGCACTAACCTGCTGGACATGAAACCGGAATACGTGGGCTAAGGGAGGCGGGAGGGCTAGCCCTCCCGGTAACGATATGACCAAATCACTGAACGCGGAATGTTTTTTAACGGGGAAATGGTGCGGGCGCTGCTGGATGGTCGAAAGACGCAGACACGGCGCCCGGTAAAGTTTCCGTTATTCGATAAAAACCTTGGGTGTGAGCTGGCAGGCAATGAACTGGCTGGAGAGCTGGCGGCGGGAAATTATTTAAATAGCGCATTTGGTAAGCCGGGTCATCGTATTTGGGTGCGGGAGACATGGACGCCAGAAAGCATCGATGCTGAGGATGGTAGCTATTCCCCTGACTATCGCGCCACGGCCAACGGTCAGCCTCTTGATGGGCGATGGACACCTGCAATCCACATGCCGCGATGGGCCAGCCGCATAACGCTGGAAATCACCGATGTGCGCGTGGAGCGGCTGAAGAGTATCAGTGACGGCGATGCGATACGCGAAGGGTGCAGTGCCACCGACATGAAAAGTGGCGATTGCGCAGCTGATGTGTTCGCGCGCCTGTGGGCATCCATCTACGGCGAAGAATCCTGGAATTCCAACCCATGGGTTTGGGTCATCCAATTTGAGCGCGTTGAAGGCGGTGCAGCATGAGCCTCAAACATCAATTACCCGAACTCGAAGCCAGCATTGACCCCGCGGCGTTACGTGCTGCAGCTGATGAGTATTCCGACCTGCTGCTGACCTTCTGCCTCTGTATGAAGATGGCCGGCCCCACCCGGGCCAATGTGCGCGCCTGCGCCACTGAACTGAAGAAGCGTCTGACGACCTGGCATAGCCAGAGGGAGCTCAACACGATTCTGTCCAGCTGGGATCCTGTTGGTTATGTGCTCGGCCTGCGGCGAGAGGCGAACGACAACGCGCGCGCCGCCGGCGATCCCGTTGACGTCTTTGTGTGAGGTGAGTATGCGACTGATAAACCGAAGCAAGCAGTCTCCGCTGGGGCACCAGGCATGCGACGCGGCACTGGCCAAGCATGTTGAGCTCTACGGCGAGTATGGGCGCCAGAAAATGAAGCGCACCTACACGGTTATCGTTCAGGGTTCGAAAATTACGGTAGAGGTAGTGAACCGGCATTGCAGCTACGTGGCCACGGCCATGAACTGCGCCCGGCGGCTCCGAAATTTACCCGGACAGGTTTCCTGATATCGATTTATCAATTTATTAGACCGGCCTGGTTTACTTTACAGGCCGGTAATGAGGTAAACATGGCCCTTATTACTTTAAAAGAATGGAACGATCGGCAGCCGCGGCCGCGCAGCCTTGAAACCGTTCGCCGTTGGGTTAGAGAAAGCAAAATTTATCCGGCCCCGAAAAAAGATGGTGTGGAGTATTTGTTTCAGGAAACAGCCATTAAGGTTGAATCGGCTCAATCATCAACCTGTGGCCTTTTACGGAGAATGACTAGTGGGAAGAAGAAGAAACCATGAGAGGCGCGATTTGCCTCCTAACCTCTATGTCAGAAATGAAGGCTACTACAGCTATCGCGACCCCCGAAACGGAAAGGAGTATGGTCTGGGCAGGAATCGACGACTTGCCGTCAGTGAGGCAATACAGGCAAATATCGAGTTGCTCGGGGATACTGGCCATATCCCTCTCAGCGCGCGGATAAGCCAGGTGGATTCCGTTACTTTTCATTCATGGCTGGAGCGTTACGAAAAGATCCTCCAGGCTCGGGGGCTGAAGCCAAAAACACTCATCGACTACGCGAGCAAACTAAGGTCTATAAAGGAAAGAATGCAGGACAACCCAATCGCGGAAATAAGCACCAGGCAAATAGCCATGATCCTCAACGATTACGCAGCTGAAGGAAAGAACGCAATGGCAAAGCTGATTAGGTCGACGTTAAGCGATATTTTTAGGGAGGCTATAGCGGAGGGTCATATTACGGTTAACCCCGTCACGGCAACGAGAACCGCTAAACTCGAGGTAAAACGCACCCGATTGATGCTGGACGAATACCGGGCAATTTACCAGGCAGCTGAGGCGCTTTCTCCGTGGGTAAATCTGGCGATGGATCTGGCTGTACTTACCGGGCAGCGCATCAGTGACTTATGCGCAATGAGCTGGGAGGATGTGCGGGAGGGGTATCTTTACGTAGAGCAGAAAAAAACCGGGGCCAAACTAGCCATACCTGTAGCATTGAGGCTTGATGAGTTGGATATGTCTCTCGAAGCGATTCTGGCGAAATGCCGCAATCTGTCCGGCGGGAAAAACATTATTTCATCGACTGCGGGTAAGGCACTATCACCCGCAACAGTATCGGGTAATTTCAGGAAAGCGCGCGAGCTGTCAGGGCTTAGTTTCTCTGGCGAGCCGCCGAGCTTTCATGAGCTACGAAGTCTGTCAGCACGATTGTACGATAAACAGGCTGGAGAGGACTTTGCGCAGCATCTTCTGGGGCATAAGTCGGGGGTCATGACAGCAAAATATCGCGATGACAGGGGAAGGGAGTGGGATAAGATCGAAATATAGTTATGAGTTTGTTTTGAATGATTTTGAATTGACCAATTTAACCAATTGATTCTAATGAAGAAAATTATATATGCACTTTAGATACAAAAGAGTATTAACTTTCAGGGTTTTTATGCATTAGAATCGTTGGGTTTTGTCATTCATGGTCAGGTATGTGTACATGTCTGTAATTAATCAGGGGATTGCTCAGTGGCGCGGCTAAACAAAATCGCGATTTCGCTCTGCGCATTACTGTTTACATCTATCTCATTTACACCACTGGCGCATGCTTCAGGGCATACGCACGCCTCCGCCACGCCGAAAGCGCATCAGGCAAAGGGCACCAGCGAACGCAAGAAAAAAGTCTCCACTCAGAAAACAAAATCCAGCGCCAAAACCTCCAGCAAGAAAGCATCGACCTCCTCCCGCGCCAAACACCCTACCCGCACCACCGCCTCGAGCCAAACGGCATTAAACCGTCAGGTCGCCGGTGGAACGAAAAAGTGCGTGTTGCGAAAAGGCTATAAAAAACAGTGCGCGGCTTCGGTTAAATCCACTATCGAGCCGACGCGGGCGATGGCCAGCGTGAAGCAGAAGTGCGTCGTGCGTAAAGGCTATAAAAAGCGCTGCAAGCCGGTTGCCGAGGAAGAAGTGCCGCTGACGCTGGCCGATGCGCATAAGGTACGGGTGCAAAAAGCGCAGAGCACCGCGATGTCGAAGCTGATGGACCAAATTGGTAAGCCCTATCGCTGGGGCGGCACCTCGCCGCGCACCGGCTTTGACTGCAGCGGGCTGGTTTATTACGCCTATAAAGACCTGGTGAAGATTCATATCCCACGCACGGCGAACGAAATGTACCACCTGCGCGATGCTCGCCCCGTCGATCGCGGCGAGCTGGAGAGCGGCGATCTGGTCTTCTTCCGCACCCGCGGTCGCGGCACGGCGGATCATGTCGGCGTTTACGTCGGCAACGGCAAATTTATCCAGTCGCCGCGTACCGGACGCGATATTCAGATTACCTCGTTAAGCGAAGATTACTGGGTTCGCCACTACGTTGGCGCCCGCCGCGTGATGACGCCTAAAACGATCCGCTGA